GGCTGCGAGTGCTGTGGAAGTAAAGCCGTAGACATTCACCACATCAAACCCCGTGGAATGGGTGGCAGTAAGTTTGCCGACCGCATAGAAAATTTGATGGCTTTGTGCCGGATTTGTCATACGAAGTACGGGGATAACAAACAATGGCTTGAATACCTGCAACAGCGACACCAATTAAAACTTGACAAGGGATGACATTCTTAACGACCTCGCCCGAGCCAGTTGGTTACGGGAAGCCTGCCAAAATATCGGGGGCGACCTTGCCGACGACCTTTACCAAGAGTTCTGGGTGGTCATTTGTTCAAAGTCGGATGAAGAAATATGTAAAATTCATGCAGACGGCTTCCTTAAATGGTGGGCAATCAGGATTTTGGTTCGGCTGTATCACGGAAACGGTAAGCAAAGATTTTACCGGGATTTCAGAAAGCCCAGCGAAACACTGCCCGAGGACATAGAAGGCGAAGATGATGAATACAACGAGGACGAATATCAGAGGCAACTGGGCGCACTCAACACCGCAAACGATATGTATTCCCGTGTGGCACATGACCATGACCGGAGTGATTGGTATGTGGGGGTTCTTTGGGAGCAGTACGCAAAAGTCCGTTCAATTAAGCAGGTCGCCCGTGATAGCAAAATCAATTTTAGAGAAATACAAAAAATAATACAGGCAATGAAAGACGAAATCAGGAGGCAATATGACAGACATAATAAGTAAATCAATTCTGCTGGCATCGTTGGCAGTGTTGGCCAGCCGCTACTTCTTTCCCCCAATTATATCATTTTTGACCGGGAAGAACTCATACTTCCGCAAAAGTGTAAAGCCCTTTGAATGTGCATTTTGTTTGGCGTTTTGGCTGTCGGTGTCTTATCATTCTTACATGGGCGAAATGTGGGGCGTGGCTGCAGCATCGTTGGCCGCTATTGTGGCAGCCATAATTGATAAAAAGCTATGACACTGAAAGAGCAACTATTTCCACATTTGCAGCAGTTGCACCGCACAGGAACTATGCAGCTACCTCCCGACCTTGCAGATGCGGTTGCTCGGGAATATGAAAAGCGAAAGGGGCGCAGGTTGCCACCTTGTACAACTTGTTTAACCGATTTTATTAAGGAGATATGCAGAGAGTAAAACACAGCGGAAACGCAGGCGACCTGATTTATTCGCTGCCTGCTATGCGACAAATAGGAGATGACATTGAACTGGTGCTTGTGCCAAATGTTCCGCTTCAAGCCGTGTCAAACCACCCAAACAACGGGGTGCAGTTGACCTACAAAATGTGCGATATGCTCCGGCCATTGTTATTCGCAACCGGGTTTATTAAGTCAATTCAGATCACTGAGCAACCCGGGCAGGTTGATTATGACTTCGACACATTCCGAAAGTTCCACAATTACACCGGGCATATATCGCAATGGTACTTCCACACATACCCCCGGTTAACTTGCGACCTATCCCAGCCGATTGACATTGCGGTCAAACCAAAAACAACCCGGCCTATTGTAATTAACCGGACAGCCCGGTATCACAACCCGACCTTTGATTATATGGTTTTGAAACCCTATGCGGATAAGATGACATTCGTAGGGCTGCCCGAAGAATTTAGGGTATTGTCGGCCAAACTTCCCGGCATGACTTATACCGAGGTGCAGGACTTCGCAGAGTTGGCCGCAGTAATTAAGGGCAGTGAGTTGTTTGTTGGCAACCAGTCAATGGCCTATGCGATTGCCGAAATCATAAAGCACCCACGGATAGTTGAAGTCTGCCCGTACGCCAATAATGTAATCCCGACCGGGGCGAACGGATATGGGGCGTTTACATTGGTTAACCTCATTCAAATAATGAAATACAAATATGGCTAAACAATTTTTAAAAGACTGGCCGACCGAGTTATATTTTACTAAAGGGGGAGTAAAGTATCATAAAGACCAATTCGGCACACTACACAGCAAGTCAATCGACCAGACCGATATGGTTGGCGGTGAAAAACAAGAAGAACGCAACAGCGAAGAACTGAACGCTACCCGGCTTGAACGCATCAAAGCAATCACCCCGAGCAATCGGTATGTTTTAGATTACGGCTGCGGTCGTGGACAATTTTTGTCCTATCTCAGGCAGAAAGGTGTTAAGTCAAACGGATATGACCCGTACAACCCCGAGTTCAACTTCCTGTATAATGTGAAATACGATTGCGTTACAATGATTGAAGTCGTTGAACATTTGTCATACCCGTTCCCGGAGTTATCTGGGGTACATTTACTATTGAAAGAGGGTGGCAAAGTAATGATTGAAACTTCATTTGCAGATTGGCTAACGAAGGACGATGCTTACATCGACCCGAAGGTTGGTCATTGTACAATATGGAGTCATGCAGGGCTTGACCACTTCATGCAGTTGGCAGGGTTCAAAGTAGGCAAACACATAAACCAAAATGTACGCATATACGAAAAGTAATGGAGTGGATTGAAATAAGCAAACTGAGGCCGCACCCTAAAAACCCACGGGCAATTAGGGATAGAAAATTCGAGAAGTTGAAGCAATCAATAATCGAGTTTCCCGAAATGCTTGTAAAACGCCCTTTGATTGCATATACCCACAAAAACCACTTTGTTGTCTTAGGGGGCAACCAACGACTTCGAGCCATGCAAGAAATCGGCATTGAAGAAGTCCCGGTTATTTTGGCAGACGAATGGAATGAAGAACAACGCAACCGCTTCCTGATTGCCGACAACATAAATGCAGGGGAATGGAACTGGGATAGCCTTGCAAACGAATGGGATGCGGATAAACTTTCGGCATGGGGTTTGGACATTCCCAGCGAACCCGAAGAGACCGAAAAAGATTTCTGCCCTACTTGTGGAAAATAAAGAGAGAAATTAGAGAAATGGCAAACGATCATAACTTAATACCAGCCCAAAAAGGAGAGGTTAGAAACCCCAACGGCAGACCAAAAAAGTATGTAACTCTCTTGAAAGAGCAGGGGTACAAGTTAGCCGAAATAAACGACACCATTCAAGCGATGCTGTCAATGGACTTGGACGAACTGAAAGAGGTGTGGCAAAACCCGAAAGCAACGATATTGGAAAAGACGATCGCCAACGCTATGCGCAAGTCATTGGAGAAGGGCAGCCTTTATTCGATTGAAACATTATTGAGCAGGGTGTACGGGAAGCCAAAGGAAACGGCAGATGTTAATCAAACGGTGCAGGGCGAAATTAAAATAACATTAGACTTAGGATAATGAAAAGGCAGACAGCAGTTGAATGGTTGGTTAAGGAACTAAACGAAAAAATCGATTATATTCCGATTGATAAATGGGCTACTATTAGATACATAGTTCAACAAGCCAAAGAAATGGAACGGCAACAAATTATAGACGCTTGGTGCGATGCTTCACCACCGCATCAAGATATGACTCTTTGGGCTGAAATATACTACAAACAAACACATGAAAGTACGGGCGCAGCATAGACACCTTAAACGACATCGGGCAAATGTGCAACTAAAACTCAGGTTTCAATATGTGCAAATAGTTAGCCCCCTTATTCGCATGATTATGGCCGACATTAAGAATATCAAAAAATGAAAATCTTAGCACTTTGGGAAGGCATGGGGGGTGTGGAATATCACCGCCTTTACTCACCCCTAAAATACCTGCAAATTACCCACCCCGAATTGGAAGTGGATATTTGCACGGATATAAACGAGAAAGGCACACCCAACCTTACGCAATACGATTTGGTGGTCTTCAACCGCTATATCGGGAAACGGCACTATGATGTGTTGGTTCACCTTGCCAAACACAATATCCCCTATGTCATTGATGTGGACGATTATTGGCGGCTGCCTAAGTTTCACCATGCTTACCGCTGGGCAAAAACAAACGACCTCAAAGGGGCAGTTCAAGACGCTATACATTACGCTGCCGGGGTTACTGTAACCACCGACACACTGGCAAATGAAGTGCGGCAAATCAACTCAAATGTGTGTGTGCTGCCAAATGCTTTGAACCTCACTGACGAACAATGGCTGGGCGAAAAAACGCAATCGGATAAAATCAGGTTCGGCTGGGTTGGTGGGCTTACTCATGCCAACGATATTCAGATCATAAGCGATGCGATAGCTTATATGTGCGACACTTACCCGGACCAGGTGGAGTTCTACCTATGCGGATATCAACCGCATCACCTTTGGCAGTCTATTTTGTATCGGTTCAATGGAAGTGCGGACAAGGTACGGGAGCAGGTGAAGGTAAGCGGTGCGCAGCAGGTGAATGAATACGGCTTGTTCTACCGATTGTTTGATGTGGCACTTGCACCCCTCGAAGATATCAAGTGGAATAATTGCAAGTCCGAGTTAAAAGTCATTGAAGCCGGGGCGTATGCCTTGCCAGTCGTTGCCAGTTATGTCAAACCTTACAGCACAATGGAAGCCAACCCCGGGATAATGTATGCAGGAAACACAACCGAAAGCTGGGTGAAGGCAATGACCAAATCAATGGACACACTCAAAGAGGCAAGGGGTGAAGCCAACCGGATTTACTGCAACACCCACCATAACTTTGAGGCCATAAACCTGAACCGATTAGAGTTTTACAAGCAGTGCATATCAGGTACACACGCCCATTCGTAACCGATTACCAACGGGCTATATTAGACAGCCCTTCAAGGTACACCGTAACCGCTGCCGCCACCAAAGTAGGCAAGACAGCCAGTCATATTATTTGGCTATTTGAACAGGCGTTGACGCTAAAAGAAAATCAATCAGTTTGGTGGGTAGCCCCTGTGTATCAGCAGGCTGAAATCGCCTTCAATCGTATGCGAACTCAGGTAACCGACAAGGGCTTTTTTAAGGTCAATGAAAGCAAGTTGCGATTGACCACACCAACGGGAGGGATAATTCAATTCAAGTCCGCAGAAAAGCCCGACAACCTATATGGGGACGATGTGTTCGCAGCCGTGTTTGATGAGTTCACAAGGGCGCGAGAAGAGGCGTGGTTCGCACTCCGTTCCACATTAACCAAAACTCAGGGGAAATGTAAGTTGATCGGGAATGTAAAGGGCAAAAAGAATTGGGGTTACAAGTTATCCGAACGGGCAAAGGCTGGTGAACCGGGGTATCAGTTCTACAAGATAACCGCTTATGACGGGGTGGACGCTGGGATATTGGACGCTGCCGAAATTGAGCAAGCCAAAAGGGATTTGCCACAGCATATATTCAGTGAGTTGTATTTGGCAGAGCCGACCGAGGACGGCAGCAACCCATTCGGGCTGAGTTACATCGACCGCTGCATCAAAGCGCAATCGACCGCACCTGCTGAATGGTATGGCATCGACCTTGCAAAATATACCGACTGGACGGTGATTATTGGTTTGGACAAGGATTACAATGTCTGCCACTTTGAGAGGTTCCAAAAGGATTGGGCGCAGACTGAGCAGCATATAATTGAGTTGATAGGCACAACCCCCTGCGCGATTGACAGCACGGGCGTAGGCGACCCGATTGTAGAGAAGATACAAAAACGCTGCCCTCGGGTTATCGGGGTGAAGTTCACATCACAAAGCAAACAGCAAATGATGGAACAATTAACCGCGGATGTTCACGCTGCTGCAATAGGTTTTCCTGAGGGAGTAATCGCAGATGAAATGCGGAACTTTGAATTTGAACACACAGCCACAGGGATGCGGTATTCTGCCCCGGCTGGGTTGCATGATGACGCGGTGTGCGCCTTGGCACTTGCCCGGCATTGCTGCCAAAAAAATAAGAAAGGAGTATTTTTCGTAATATGAAACTACCTAAGAACTGGGAACAAATCACAATCGGTCAATTTCAGCAGCTGCAAAAGTTGACTGAGCCGACCTTTGATAACCAAATCAAGACGCTGGCCGTTTTGAGCAATTACACCCAAGAGCAAATTGAAGACTTGCCCGTGTACAAGGTGGCCGACCAAGTCGCAAAACTGGCGTTTATGTCTGATTTACCCAAGCCGAAACACATCACCGGATTTTGGTGCGGAAATTATGTCTATAAATTCGCAGCAAACCAGCATCAGTTAACGGCTGGGCAATTCATAACTATTCAGGATTTAATTCAGTCCGGGAATTGGATTGATAACCTGCATAAGATTATGGCAGCCCTTTGCGTTCCGTATCGCGTTATGTGGCCAAAGCGGTGCGAACTGAAAGCACAGGACTTTGAACGGGTTGCAGAACTCTTTAAAAACAAAATGCCTATCTCGTTGGCATACGCTTACACGCTTTTTTTTTCGACTTGCTGGCCGGAATTACAAGACGCTATCCTTCACTATTTAAAGGCGGAGGCGGAGACGATGAAGGCGACACTCGAAGACAAGACCGAGCAGGTTTAATATGGTTAAAGACCGTTGACAAGTTGGCACGGGGCGACCGAGCGAAGTATGACTACTTCCTAAAAATGGGCATCATTGAGTTTCTAAACTCTTGCAGCTTTGAACACGAAAGGGGCAGGGCAAGGGGTGAACGACTTAACCAAGCGAGCAGCGACGCGAAAAGGGCAAAGGACATCAATGTTTATGTGGTGGCACTTTTGCAAGAACTTTTAGATTAGTACATTTGTAAATAGTCAGGTGGCGGAATGGTAGACGCTTAAATGGAGTATCATGTTGTATAACCAGTACGAAAACTACAACCTCTATATTCAATAACAGGTTCGACTCCTGTCCTGACTACCCTCCCTGTCGATAGCATCGGCAGGCCGACCCGGTTTCAGCAATGAGCCGGGTTTCTCTTTGGTACATTTATTAGCGTGAGCATATCAAAGGCGCAATTAGACGCAATCAACCGGGGGGCGTTGGCCAACATCGGCAAGAACGCAAACGACCCTGATTTAAAGAGTGGCAGTCTGCTTGACCAGTTATTGATTGGATGTGCTGAAAGGCTCACTGAAGAACTACGCAATAAATTAACCGAAAAAGAACTTGTTGCCACCCAAAATCTTCGCAGCAGCATAGATGCAAGTGAGGTTTTTCAGATTGCCAATGGTGTCGCAGTGAATATCAAAATGGCAGACTATTGGGAAAATGTTGACAAAGGCCAAAAACCCGGCACTATTGTAGAAGTCAAATCACTTGAAGAATGGATAAATCGCAAAGCAAGTGTTAAAAAATCAGTAAGGCCGCGACCCGGTCAATCTATGCAAGAGGCCGTAACTTCTTTTGCGGTTGCTATTGCTGCCAAAATTAAAGAAAAGGGTACAATTAAAAGGTTCGGGTATAAGGGTGCAAATTTTGTGCAAGAGGTATTATCCCCCCAAAACATTGATGCAATCGCCCAGCATCTTTCAGACGCATTCGGGCAGCGCATTTTGATTTCGGTAAAATTAGAAGAACGCAAACCTGCTTAACCTTACACCGAAAAGCCACCGGGTACATTTTAAGGCGTGGCGATTACCATTGAAAACGAACCGGGCGACATCACCCCCGTTTATTCCGACATAACCTACACACTGAGCAGCACCAACTCAGGGCAGACAAATTTCAAATTCGTTGCCGTAGTTAAAAATGCGGCTGGCACTATCCTGGCAAAACTTAAAGCCCCGGTTTACACTGGCACCAGTTACGGGGTGTTTAACCTTTCCCGTATATTGCAAAACTATGTAACCTTTGATTTCAATCAGGCAACGACAATCCCGGCCAAATGCAGCAACTCATTTCTTGCCTACTCAGTTGAGTTTGGTGAAGAGTACGGAGGCACGGAATATCTGAACTTAACCAGCGACACGGGTAAATACACTTGGAACGGGTTGTTTTCCAAATGGGAAAGTGAAGCGGTGAGTGATTACGAGATAGCAATCCCCAGCAGTCGCAAGTTTTTAACCACGGTTCGCAGCCGCAGGGTTACACGGGCGCAGTACGATTACCTTTATTTTTTGAGGGGTGCTGCCACGGGTGTAGATGAAGTGGAAGTGAAAGCCTACGATGCGGCAGGTAACGCCACGACATCGGTAATTGACCAGACATTTAACACCACGGCAAAAGACGAATACTTACTTCGTATGGCGGCAGGGGTTGTAAACCTGAACCAAATATCCGCAGCATCTTTAATCAGTGGCACGGCAGGTTCGGTTGTTCCGGTGGGTACTGTCTATTATACAATACAGCTTAAACAAAGTATCGGGAATGACCCGTGCAGTGAGGCCTATCGGTTTGATGTGATTGAGGAGTGCAGTAAGTACACGCCCCGTGTATTGTATTTCCTCAATCGCCTTGGTGGCTTTGAAACACTGCGGTGTGGAATGCTGAACCGCGACACCTACGAAGTGCAACGCAAACAATTAAAACGCAATACTTATGAGTTTACCGGGACGCAATACGGACGCGACACCGCAGCCCACGGCATCGCAAGTTATTCCACCACCAAAACGCGCAAAGTAATTTTGAACACGGACTTCCTGAACGCAACGGAGTGGCAATGGGTGGACGATCTACTCAGCAGTCCTATTGTCTATTTGGACGGCACTATACCCGTGAACATAACGAATACCTCAATGGAAGTGTTTGACCTTAACGACGGGCCACAGCAGTTGCGAATTGAAGTTGAGTATACCGAACCCGAAATTCTGCAGAATATATGAACAATGTAAGGCTGGTTTGCGGCAATCAGATAGTTGACTTGCCGACCGACTTCGGGATATTGATAAATAAAAGCATTGCCGATATACGCGAACCCGAAAGCAGGTCGTCGGATTGGAGTAAAACATTTACCCTTCCAGGTACAAAGCGGAATAATAAGCTGTTCAGTCATTTGTTTGACTTGAACTTGTCAATCCGAAACACCACAGCAACGAATTTCAACCCGGATTTCAACCCAAACCTGAAAGCCAGTGCATCGCTATATGTGGACGAGGTTACGCAAATAGAGGGCTTTATACGGCTGCTGAATATCAATGTAACCGACCGACACGAAATACAATACGAGTGTACATTGCACGGGCAGTTGGCCGACTTGTTTGCAAAGATTGCGGACAAGAGAATGTCCGAACTGGATTTTAGTGAGTATAACCACACTATAAACAGCACCAATATTTTCAATTCGTGGGACACTTCGATTGTAAAAAACGGCAGCAGCGGATATGTCAATTTTAGCGGTGGTAAACCGATTGGTGAGGGTTATGTCTATGGGTGGATAGATAATGGCACATACGCCAATTATGACAATCTATACACGGATAACATGACCCCGTATGTGTACGCAAAGCAGGTTGTTGACAAGATATTCAGTGGCGCAGGTTACACATACAGCAGCGGCTCATTTTTCAATAGCGATTTATTTAAGAGATTAGTTGTACCCTGCCCGACAAAGAACCCGATTTTATCAGAGGCGCAGGTTACACTCAGGCAGTTTGAAGCCAGCCCGAGCAGTTCGGCAACTTATAACATAAACACTTCACCGCCTCGCATCAATTTTGGCAATGAATTAACCGACCCTTCAAACCAATACAACACCACAAATTCACGATTTACAAACGCCTTCCAAAATCAGGTGTATGATTTCTATGTGGATTTAAAAGGCACGGCTCAGGGGCTTAATGCAAATTCAGAAGATTATTTGTTCCTGATGTTCAATGTCAACGGGCGAAGGTTTAGGCGCAGCATATTGCTAAAATCAAACGGGCTGGGTGTGGCAACTCTTGACCAAGTGATAAAACTTGAAAACTTCCGATTGTTTTTGAATGACTATGTAGAAGTTGAATTTGACAAAATCATGTCGGGTTCGGGTGGCATTTCACCGGGCGCAACTTTGACCGGTGCGAGTATAACCCTAAACAGCACAACAAGTTTTTACAATGTCATTGTAGAGGGGAATTATGGGTATGGCGACCAAATGGACTTCACCGGATTTTTTACGGGAACTGAAACCAAGCAGCGTGAGTTTATGCGGTGGGTTTTTACGATGTTCAATTTGTATTGCGAACCTGACCCAGCAAAGGCATATTCAGTTGTTGTGTTACCCCGTGAGGATTTTTACACAAGCACGGTGCGCGATTGGACAATGAAGCGCGATTTGTTGCAGCCTATGGAGATTATACCTATGGGCGACCTCGATGCAGGGCGTTATGTGTTCAGCTATGCAGAAGGAGATGACGAACAAAACAAATACTATCGCGAAGATTACGGGCGTACTTATGGCGACCGCAATGTGATTGTAGAAAATGACTTTGTAAAAGACGAAAAAAGAATTGAAATCGGGTTTGCGCCAACTCAAATAATTAAACCTGAAATTGAAACGGATAAATACTTGCCTTCGATTGAAACTAACAGCCAAGAGCAAAAGGGTGGCAAGTTAAGGATATTGCAGTACGATGCAATTTCGTGTAATGTTTACCGGGTTATTAACGGCTCCCCTGCTGCAAGTGGAACGCCAACGATAAATGTAAAACAAACCTACCCGTTTATGTCGCATTTGGACGACCCCAATTCTTCAACGGTGGACATCAATTTTGGAATGCCTCGTATGATTGGGTTAAAACCGGGTACGGCTGTAACTAATAACAATCTTTACAATAAGTATTGGAGTAAGTATATTCAAGAAATCACGGATAAGGATAGTAAAATAGTCCGTGGTCATTTTCACCTAACCCCGGCAGACATGGAAAAGCTGTCATTCCGGGACTTGTATTTCTTTGACGGCAACTATTTCCGGCTCAACAAGGTAGAGGACTACGACCCGATAAACCCCTCGGTAAACATTTGCGAGTTTTTGTTCTTAAAAACCGGACAAACATTCACGGCAACGACTGGCAGCGTAGGCGGTGGCGGTGAACAAGGCACTGGTGAAGAAACGGAATACAATCCCGGTGGCGGCAGAACCAACGGCAAGGTCATTGAACAAAAGGGCGTAAGCATAGGGGAGTATAATAGCGTAGGGGACGGCATAGGCGTAGGCAATGCGATAACGAATTTAGGACTGCGGAATGCGGCATTTGCCACAAGCGGAGTTACTTTTCTATGTGATGATAGCATAGTGATTGGCGAAGCCCCAGCCGAACCAGTGGGATGTAATGAGGTGTGGGTACAAGGGCAGGAGATAACCCCAAACAATTTTAATAGCAATCGATTTGCTTTCCCACCTAACAATTACACACTGGCATTGCACGATGACATTATAATTTCGCTGGGAACGGGAAACCACACATTGACATTACCTGACGCATCAACCGCATCCAACAAATTATATTGGATTGTAAAAAAAGGTGCGCAGGGAACACTCACCATTGACGCATACGCAGACCAGTTGATCGACGGGGAGGCTAATTACACAATCAATACACATTACGGAACGGCTTGTTTGGTGTGTGATGGCACAGAATGGTACGCATTAACAAACAAATAAAATGGCAAAAACAACGGTAGCAATAGACTTGCAGGCGCAAACCAAAGGGACGGAAAGCGTCAAATCATTAAAAACCCAAATACGCGAGGCAACTCAGGAAGCGATTAAGTTATCGCAAAAGTTTGGTGAGTTCAGTCCACAAGCAACGGCAGCCGCTGCAAAGGTAGCTGAACTTAAAGACCAAATGGGGGACTTTCAGGAAAGGGTTGCCGCTTTAAATCCTGATAAATTCCAAGCGATTGCAACTTTAACCCAAGGTGTCGCAAGAGGTATTCAAGCAGCACAAGGCGCAATGGCTTTGTTTGGAACTGAAAGTGAAGATGCACAAAAAGCCCTTTTAAAGGTGCAAGGCGCAATGGCATTGGCAGAAGGGGTGCAGGGGGTTATTGTTTTAACAAATCAATTTAAAGCACTTGGAAGCGTTGCAGTACAAGCATTAAACAACATAGCCAAAGGACTCGGCAGAACTGGCATCGGTTTGTTGGTTGTTGGTTTGGGTATAGCCATTACGGAACTTGTTGCAAATTGGGATAAACTGAAAGAAATGATTTCAGGCACTAATAAGGTGCAAGACCAATTAAACAAATCTTTGACAGCCTATTCAGACGGGGCAAAGGATGCTATTCAGCAAACCATGACGGTGGCAATGGCTTTTGATAACGCAAAGCGTGGTGTCATTTCAAAAGAACAAGCACTTGCAATATACAATGAGCAGTTAGGTGGAGTTCTTGGAACTCAAACGGATTTGAACTCAGCAGAAAAAGTCTTCATTCAAAATGCGGATGCCTATGTTGAAGCGGCAGCGAAAAGAAAACAAATTGATGCACTCTTAACACAAGCGGCAGAAATAGAGGCAAAAGCCCGAATGGATGCGCAGCAGTTAGAAATTGACTTTAACCGCGATAAATATGCAACGGCCTATGACAAATATCTTATGCAAAGAGAGCAAAGGATAACCAAGGCGAGGGCATCAGAAAATTCACAAGCAGCAATAGCAGCGGCAAAACAAGTGGCAGGTGAATTGCAAATAATCACCAAAGGCCACAAATTAAATTTAGATGCTGGTAAAAAATTCAATGAAGATTACAAGGGCGTTCTTGAAAGTAGACAAGATATAATCAGAAAGCAGCAAGAAGAAGCGTCAAATGATTATGTTAAGTTTGGCCGTGATTTAGAATTGTTGGAGGCTAAAACAGAAGAAGAAAGGGAACAAATAAGATTAGTTTATGCTCAACAAGATAGGCGATTTAAAATTCAAAATGCTGCCTATGACTTAGGCCAAATTGAAAATAAAAGTGAAGAAGAACTACATTTATACAAATTTTACCAAGCGATGCTTCGCAGGTTAAATAAAATAGATGAAATTGAACAAACCAACCTCGATAAAAAAATAAAAGAAGATGCGCTAAAAAGGCAACAAGACCACAACGAAAAACTAAAACAAGAGTTTGAAAAGTCGGCTCAAACTGAATATGAAACAAATGTTGAGGCAATAAACAAACTTTATTCAGACCGCGAGTCGGCAGCGGCTCAGGACTTTTTGAACGGCAAAATAAACGCTGAAGAATATGATGCGGCCATTGCTAAAATTGAAGCGGATAAAAATGCAAGGTTAATGCAAGAGGCAAAGGACTATGGCAAAGACTCTACTGCAACACAAAAGGAATATTTAGACAAACAAGTTCAACAAAAAAAGGATGCAGATGCTGAAGAAATTAAAAGTGATGACGAAAAGAAAAGAAAGCAGCAAGAGAATTTACAGCAGCAACTGGCTTGGACAGCGCAGGGTTTTGGGCAAATAGCCGACCTTGCAGATGCGTTTGCAGGTAAATCCGAAGAGCAGCAGAAAAAGGCCTTTGAAATAAAGAAAAAAGCCGCAATGGCTCAGGCAATAGTGGAAACCATTGCAGCGGCTCAGTCGGCATACGCATCACAAATTATACCGGGCGACCCTACTTCGATTGTAAGGGGTGCTATTGCAGCATCTTTGGCACTTGCAGCTGGTGTTGCAAGAGTACGAAAAATTGAACAGACACCATTTGAAGCAAAAGGAGTTGACAAAGGAACAGACGGAAAAGGTGGCAAAAATCCTTCTGCACCAAACACTACACCCGTAACCGGGGGCTTGTTGCCGGATATGGAACAGCCCGGTGGTTTTGCCGGAATGGGGCGTGTTTATGTCTTGGAAGGCGACATCACCAAAACACAAACAAGGGTTCGCAGGGTGCGAAATGTATCGGTTGTTTAATGGGTACATTTAAGGGCATGGAGTTACCATTGTACAAAATAGTAGTGAATGAAGATGACGACACGGGCGTAGAATTCGTTTCGTTAGTTGACAAACCTGCTATAAAAAAAGATTTTCTGCTATTCAATGAGCAGCGCAAGTTTTCTATTCAATCAGAAGAAAAGCGCATAATCACTGGCCCGGCAATGCTGGCAAACAAACCCATTTATCGTTTTGACGATGCAAGGGGTGAGTATTATGTCGTATTCGATGCGGACACCATTTGGACTATCGCAAAGAAAATGGCACGCAAAGCCATGTACAACGCAGTCAACACAGACCACGCCACACCCGTAAACGAAGGAGTGTATATGATTGAGATGTACTTCATAGACCGGGCAAGGGGTATAATGCCGCCCGTTGGTTTTGAAGATGCCGAGGACGGCTCAATGTTCGTTACCTATTTAGTGGACAATGAAGAAGTATGGGAAAAAGTAAAGGCAGGGGAATGGAAAGGCTTTTCAGTTGAGGGGCTTTTCAATGTCGAATATGAGGGTAGTGTCGCTGCCGAACTCAGGGCAATGGCATCTGAACTAAGTAAAATTTTGCACCAATTTACAAACAATAATATTTAAAGAAAATGAACTTCACAAAAGAACTGGCCGAATTGAAAACCAGCTTTTCGGCATTAACCGAAGAATTAAAAATGCGCTTTACTGCTGAGGCAGAACCAGCGGCAGAACCAAAAAAGTTTGGCGAAGCCACTTTGGTTGACGGCACAATCGTAGCATTCGAAGGCGATGCACCCGCAGTGGGTGGCGCACTTATGGTTATCAGCCCCGAGGGCGAAGTACCTGCACCTGACGGAACTCACGAAACTACCGACGGGCAGTTGATTTCAACTGAGGGTGGTATCATTACCGAAATCGAAACCAAAGAAATGGAAGTCGAAGAAGAGGCAGCAGCACAATTTGCCAGCCTTGAAGTATTCGAAGCCTACCGCACAAGTGTTGAAGACCGCCTGAGCAGCATCGAAAAGAACCTGATTGCTATGCTGGGCAAGGTTGAAGAAACTTTCAGCGTGTTCGAAAAGTTCGCAAACCAAACCCCCGAGCCTGCTGCACCCCAGTTCGGCCACAAAAAAGTAGAAAAAGACAGCGCACTTAGCGCTTTCGCATCCTCATTCAAAAACCTTAAAAAATAAAATAAAATGGCATTTGTTGTTTCAGGTCTTACCGACTACACCAAAGAGGTAAAAACCGACCTACTCGTAAAATCAATGTTCAGTGGTAAAACTGCATCTTTGTTGCAGGGTGCTGGACAAGTTGTTCCCGGAATTAAGAGTGCAGAAATTCTGCCTTTGCTTTATTCTGATGTGTTTTTTCAAACTGACGGATGCGGTTACACTGCATCAGGTAGCACCACAATCAGCAAAAGAACCCTGACCGTTGGTAAAATCAAAATTGAAGAAACTTTGTGTCCTAAGACTTTGGAAACCAAATACACTCAGATTGGTTTGGCTGCTGGCGCACCCGTTGACCTTGGCGTATTCCAAGAGCAAATCGGAAACGAAAAGGCTTCAAAAGTAGCTGAGGCTCTTGAAACTGCAATTTGGCAGGGCGACTCAACCGGAGGCTCAGGCAACAGCGGTTTCTTTGACGGCTTCCTCACTATCCTTGGCGACCTCGGATTTGGAGGTGCTGGCGACCCTATCGAAGGCAACCCCACAACTGGCGGTGGTTACACTCAGTTGACTTCGCTTACTTCTTCAAACATTGACGAAGCCATTGCAAAGATTTACAGCCTTATTCCTGCCGGAGTTCTTGGCAAAGAAGATGTGTTTATCGCAATGGGCACAGATACCTACCGCACTTACCGCGCTTGGTTAGTATCTGCCAACTTGTTCCACTACGACGCTGTTGAAGCAACTGCAATGGAAATCGTTGACCCTATCAGCGGCATCAAAATCTACGGTCTGCATGGAATGAATGGCACTAACAAAATTGTTGCCGGACGCTGGTCAAACTTCTTTATCGGTACTGACATGATGAATGAAGAAGAAGATTGGAAAATGTGGTATTCTCAGGACAACGACGAAGTTCGCTTCCGCGCTTCAATGAAGTATGGAACGCAAATCGCGTACCCCGAAGAAGTAGTGTATTTCAAACTTCCATAATTAACGAAATAGAAATTTAAACCCGGGGGGTGGGGAACAACCCTACCCCCTTTTAATTTAAAAAACAGATGTGTATATTAACTACCGGATTTACTCTTGATTGCAAAACGCAGTCGGCCGGAATAAAATCAATTTACCTTGTTGAATTTGGCGCAAAAGCCACTTTGACAAAATCATCAGGTGAGGTTTCTGCCCACACCCTGACCAGCCCCAAAGTTTATTTCAAGTACGAACTTGAAAAGGAAACCACTGCAATGACTTGGCGCACCATTCCGTCAACTGAAAATGGCACGGTGTTCTATGAAGCCGAAGTAAATGCAAGGTTGCACAAAGTAACCACCGCCCAAAGAAACGAAATCAAACTGCTGGCTCAAAACCGTATGCTGTTAATTGTACTTGATGCAGAAGGTAACTACTGGCTGCTGGGTGCTGATTATGGCGTTCAGTTGCAGCAATCAGAAAGCAATTTCGGTCAGGCGTTTGGAGACTTCAAAGGTCATGTTCTTAACTTTTTGCACAAAGAAACAGACCTGCCTTTGAAAGTTCAGTCGGCTGTTGTAACTTCGCTGGGTCTTTCATAGTATTTGTTCATAGTATTTGCAAGGGGGTGGCTACGGCTGCCCCTTTTTTTTGCACACTTTGAAAATGGGTACATTTAGGGTTGATGCTCTACATTACTAAGGGTCAAAGCAATTCAGTAATCATAACTGGCCGGGAAAAGGTTACAATTACCTCGCCCGTTTATTTGTTGGTTTTTGACAGCCAAGTGAGCTATGACCAAAAGGCATTTATTGTGGCCGACAGCAGCACACACCCGGCAAGGTTTCAAGAGTTCACATTTACCGAGGGCAGCACAGCGGCTAAAACCCTGCCGATTGGAACACATTATTGGAGGTTATTTGCACAAACCAGCCCCACCAATTTAGACCCTGACTTGGCAAACGAAGAAATAGACCGGGGTATAGCCGAAGTAAATACATCACACACGAATTTTAATGACCATGAGGTCAACACCACTATAAAACAGCACCACATCGGATGAGTTTTGAACTATTAAAGATAACATTTGCGGAGTCTAAGCTGCCAAAGTTCAAAGAACAAAAGCAAAAAGGCTTCGTTACATACGGGGAAAAGAACGATTTTCCTGATACATTACTCGAATTCTACAAGCGCAGCCCAAAACACGGGGCGATTGTAAAGCAAAAGGCAAGGTTCACCGCTGGGAGTGAGTGTGTAATTGAGGGCAATCAGGCGGCTTTGAAGTTGATTGACTTTGTTAACCCATACGAAGGGCTGCATGATTTCAAAGCAAAGTTGGCACTCGATTACGAGATATTCAATGGCTATTGTTTTGAGGTGCATTACAACAAGTTAGGGCAAATTGCAAAGTTTTACCATGTAGATTTTTCAAAAATCCGCACAAATGACCACCGGACTTACCTTTATCTGCAAGACTGGCAGAAATACAAGGCGGATGAGGTAAGGACTTATGACCGATTTAACCCGGACACAGCAGAGCCGTTCAGCGTTCAGTTGTACTATTACCGGGAATATGATGCAGGGCTGGGAGTTTACCCATTACCCCCGTACATTCACGGGCTGCAATACATCGAAATTGATGTTGAGATAGCCAACTTTCACAATAACAACATCCGCAATGGGTTTTCAAATGGGACGCTGGTTCAGTTGTTTAAGGGCGAACCGACACCGGAACAAGCGCGTAAGTTTGAACGGAAATTTAAGGATAGAACCACCGGGACGGATAACGCTGGTGGCTTAATCATTCAGTTCAATGACGGCAACGAACGCCCGGCAGAGGTTAACCACATACAGCCCAGCGACATTGACAAACAATTTCTGCAACTGAATGAAACCGTAAACAGCGAGATATTCACGGCTCATAACTTTCCACCTATCTTAATGGGTCAAAAATCAGACGGGCAACTGGGCGCGAGAAATGAATTGATTGAGGCGTACGAGATGTTTCATAAAAGCTATGTAAACCAACGACAAGCAAGACTTGACAGTTCACTTGAATATGTTTGCGATTTCATATATCCGGGCGTACAGATAAGCACACAAGACAGCGAGTTTATCGGCCTTGATTATGTGGCACTGGCAAACACCGGGGTTATTTCAGTAGATGAAGCGAGGGTTGCACTTGGTTTGGGCGAAGCTGAGCAGAAAGTAGTTGACAGCGCACAGCGTATAATTGAAAGCATTAACAGCCTTTCGCCACTTGTGGCAAACAATGTGCTGTCAAACATGACCATAAACGAAAAAAGGGCGTTGGCAGGTCTTGCACCAATAGCAGGTGGTGATGTGTTACAGGCAGCACCACCAGCCGATGCAGCGTTCAAATTCAATGACTTTGAAAAGTGGCACGATGACGATTTAAAAGTGTTCGCGCAATTTGGACAGCCTGAAAGTCAGTTTGAAATGGTGAAGTTCAACTTTGCTGAACTGAGTGAAAAAGAACTTGCAATCATGGGGGCGGTTAATGATAACCCAAAGGCAAGTATCAAAGAGATTTCGACCGCCTCACGAATAGCCGAAGATGAAGTGATTAAGATTTTAAGAGTGTTGCAAGACGCTGGTAAAATTGAGTGGACAAACACCGCCATAAAAATTACCGACATCGGCATTAACGACATCAGCGACAGCGGAGGCACACCACGAATTGAACTGAGGTATAAATATAATGTGAGTCCCGAGGCAAAACCACTAAAAACACAATCACGCCCGTTCTGCATTGAAATGGAAAAGATGAACCGACTTTATACAAGGGCAGACATTGACCAAATGACTGCGATTTTGGGTTATGATGTATGGAGACGCAGGGGCGGTTGGTACACCGTGCCCGATAGCGAACCAGCAATACACTTGCCACATTGTAGGCATGAGTGGAAGCAGGTATATGTAAGGAGGCGCAACAATGGCTAATTTTGCTTTTTTTGTAAGTGAGCAGGATGTTAAGAAAAACACCCCGATAGACGAAAATGTGGACAGCAAAATCCTGCAAACCGCTATGCGTACGGCTCAGGATATTTACATCAGGGATATAATAGGCTCGGGGCTTTACGATAAGATTTGCGACGACATTAACGGGGCTGGTTTGGCAGGTGATTATTTGACACTTGTAAACAAATACATTGCGCCTTGCCTATACCACTACATTGTAACTGAAAGTATGCTGCCAATGACCTTTAAAATGATGAATAAAAGCGTCATGACAAGGGGCAGCGACAATTCAAACAGCGTGGATTTAGACCAGTTGACACGAATTGAACGGGAATATCAGCACAAAGCGGAATACTACGCCCAAAGGTTGCGCGATTACCTGCTGGAAAACGACACTAAATTCCCATTATACCTAAATCCGGGCGACGGCATCGATGTAATTAACCCACATTCTCAGGATATGCTGGGCGGTTTCTTCCTCGGATATGGTGAAGACGATTGCTTTCTTAATTACGATTTTCCCAAATGAGTAAAGTACGCGAGAAAAACGAACAAAAAGCCTTAATATATTTTCAAAAACATGGTAACGATAAACCAACTGCTAAACGCCCTTACAACAGCAGGGGAAAATCACAGGCAAATTAAGGCGGTCGTTACCAACCTTGATTACAATGTAGCCACAACGGGCGACACATTGTACCCATTGATGCGGATATTTCCTGACGGCAGCCAAATTGACGGGGATAGGGTTGTTTATCGTTTTGCGCTGGCCGTAATGGATAGACACCGCGAAGATTTCACGGATGCCGTTGAACGGATAAGCGATATGCACCAAGTTCTTTTGGACATTTACGCGACACTTCGCTACATATACCGGAACGATAGTTCGGGAATGTGGAAACTCGAAGATAGCGCAACACCTTTTTACGACGACAAAACCGACATCGTGGCAGGGGTTGCAAGTGTGTTTACATTCACAGCATCAAACACCCGTGATTTTTGCGATGTACCTTCAAATGATTACGACTTTCCGGGATTGGATTTGTCGGGATTGCAGGTCATTGACGGGGGGTATTACAATAGTTCTTTTTCAAACATAATTAACGGAGGCATAGCGTGAGTTACATCACTATAAAATTAAGACGCGGCACTGCTGCACAATGGACAGCACAAAACCCGGTATTGGCCGAAGGTGAATTTGGTGCTGAAACCGACACCCGAAAGTTTAAAATCGGTAACGGGGTAGGGGCGTGGAACTCGCTTCAATATTGGGGTGGCTCAGGTGGTGGTGCGACCTTGTTTACTGACCTTACCGATGTGCCGCAAAGTTACACCGGGCAAGGCGGCAAACTTGTAAGGGTTAAAGCAGATGCAAGTGGCTTGGAGTTCTACACCCTTACCATAAGCAGTGGCGATGTAACGACAGCACTCGGGTTCACCCCCGAGAATGTGGCGAATAAGTCAACAAGCGTTACAAGTGATCAGGCTTCAAACACAAAATATCCTTCCGTAAAGGCTGTTTATGACTGGGCAGTGGCTACATTCACCACTACCGCAGCGGTGGCAAGTCAAATCACAACGGCATTAAGCGGCTATGCAACTCAGGCATTTGTAACCTCGCAGGGGTACATTACCAATGTCATCACGGCTTTGGGTTATACGCCCGAAAATGTGGCAAATAAGAAGACATCCTTAGCCGACAATAGCGACACATTCTATCCCTCGCAAAAGGCTGTTAAAACGGCTG